TCTTCCGATCTGTGTCACCGTCTATTACCTTAACAACTTTACATTGGTATTCATACATTATTTTTCCTTTAACATTTTTTGCAACTCAGCAGTGCTGCCAACGAACAATGCATTAGTTACGCTCTTAGGTGCGTTGTTGGGAACTTCTTTTAATTTCTTCATCTTCTCTTGAAGGTCACCTAGTTTTTCAGTAACCTCTGCAACATTCTTGATTAACTGTCCAGCAACTTCGTATGCTCTTGGATGTTCACCCTCTCTTGCAAGTTCAAGGATACCTTCAATCGCAGTGGAACCTTGTTCAACCAACCGATAGAAGTTCTCTCTTTGATACTTATAGTCAAGCTCAATATCCTCATCATCAAGCAAATCGTCTGGATAACGAGAAACCTCCGACATTTTAGGGTTTGGAGATTCTTCTATAGTCACAACCTCACTCACAACACCAAGGGCCTTATCTATGCTATTCATCAGTGCCTGTTACTACATTATAATTTTTTGCGTCTTCGAAGAACGATGTCACCTCATTGAAACCAAAATCGTCATCAGCATCGGCACTGGTTGGGTTTGGTGTGACCGTAAGTCTCTGCTGTCGTGTTGGTGATTGGTCAGGCATATCAGTATATGCATCAACCTGTACCGTCTTGATAACCTTACTAGAAGTAACAGGACCATAAAGATAGAACTTACAAGTAAAATCTAGAGTATAAATGATTGCACGTCTTGTAGTAAAGTCTCCCTGATAATCATCCTCATAAGAAATACTGTTGAGAATAACGGGAATGTCTTTTTTGACACCCATATCAGAGTTATCATTCATTGTAATTGTGTAGTCTGGTTGAAAGTACGGAAGAATCTGTTCAACAATTTGTAGAGCATCATCCGACTGTTTTGCAAGAATGTAAAGTTGAAAATTGACATTGTATGGAACAGGCATATATTGCGTGTCCAACTGTTGTGTTTTTTGAGTGTCACCCTTAACCTTCTTAAACTTTTGAACACGGTTTAGTTTCCTACCGGGATCGTAGGTAAGACCTGTAATTTCAAAACCAATACGAGGTAAAGTAACCGCAGCAGCTTTACTAAGGTCTGCATCATCGTTCAAACGAACAAGAAACTTCTGCCTTGGTCCATACGCCAAAGGCACCTTCATGGTCTGTTGAATTGCTCCAGCATTGTCTTTGCGAACTAACTGGATATTATTAAAAATTGTACCGAAACCCACAACTATATTGCGAATTGTTTCGTGGTAAAATTGTTGTCCTAGCATTAATCTGCACTCCCTGCATCACCAAATGGATTCGATTCACTAAAGTCCAGCACCGTATCATCCAATGTTTCAAACAACTCATTTTGAGCTGTCTTGTCTATAACTCCATCACCTACTATATAGTCTTCTGATATAAGGAACTCATCGCTACCTGTTTCAAGTAGAATACTTTCACCATACGAAGAAGGGTCTAGTGACACTATTGTGTTGTCCAGAGTTGTACTACTAGAAAGATCAAAATCACCAAAATCTAGAGTTATTGGGCCACCCACAATTGATGGTCTTTCAAGAGTTAACTGGTAATCAGAACTTGCAAGGGACAGTGCAGATTCAATTGCGTCAATTTCTGTGATACCTGTCTCAAGGTCTTCTGAACCGTAATCAAACAAACGACATTTTAATTTGTAAACAGGGTTATTATCTAACTGATGAAATGGTTCGTCATGATCCACAAAGTTAATCTCAAATAATTTCTTGAGTGTGGGGTGATAAATCGCATCACCCTCCAGTGGCCTATCAGCATCAGTTGCATCAGCTTCATTTATAATATAAAATATCTCACCCTCTAGTTTAGATGTCGAGAGTGTACCAGACTCAAATTGAATAGAACCAGATGATGTTGAGTCTGTTGCCGTTTCTATTTGTATTTGTTTTGTCTTCTCTTGAAACCGTGTCTTACTTACAACGAAGGTTGCTTCACTAAGGTTCTGCAAACCAAACTGAGACATTAGTTCTCGTTCTCCAGCAAAACCACCTCCAGAATCTTCCATATACATTTCGATAAGAGACTGAGTGTTAAACTTGGATAGTGCGTCTTCACCAAGAACAGTGTCTTCTGCAACTAGTGTGCGGTCAAGATAATATACATCATGACCGTGAATCTGAATTGCTTCTGCAACCAAATCAGCATACAGTGATTGCTCAGTTGCAATCGCAGATACATTACTTGTATGAAAATGTTTATTAACGGCCATGAATTATCCTATCATGTAATTAACTGGTAACTCAAACGTGAGCTGAATTTGTTCTTCTAACTTATTAATCTCTTCCTGTGCTTGTGAATAGATAGTTTCACCATTCATAGTAACACCACCAAGCATTGCAACACCACTGAACTTAGATAGGTTTGCACCCCACTGCTGTTTAATCAGAGCAGTTGCATATCTCTTTAGGAAGATGTCATCAAAAATGTCTGTGTAAGTTGCCGGGTCTATTTTGCGATAACACTCTGCAATGATATAGTCTTCACCCGCAACAAAGTCGTTTGTCCAATCCCCATCAATGTATAGACGGTTCATGTGTTGGTTAAATCGGATTGGTGTTTCACCAACAAGGATGTGTTCCAGAAGGTCAAGATTATCCATAGCCATCTGATACTGAATGACAGATGTAGAAGATAGGTCATACAAGTCATTAAGACGCAACTGGTAACGAACATCAAACATGTTGGAACCACCACCTGTACCTGTGAATGGCCAAACCTGTATCACCGACACAACCGCAGATGGCATCGGAATAAAATTACTACCCTCTAGAAATGTATCAGTAATAGTACTATCTGCTGTATCTGTTCCCGTTGAGGTTATATTTGCTGTTCCCCTTGCAACATCTTCAGCAGTAATCAAATGCTTGAGATACATTTTCTCAATACCATCATAATGATATTGAGCAAAATATTGAAGAGCCTCATCAATACGGTCATCTGCTTGATCGTCTGATACGTTGATATCAATGACACCAGAACCCAGTGCTCTAAAACAATAATCTTTGAATGTTGATTTACTTGTAGGTATGGCCATAGAAGTATCCTTTTTTATATATTTATAAGATTTGTTTTATTGCGATACAGTTTGGACCGAATTCTACACCCTCATCTATCCATCCACCAATCTTGCGAAAACCTACACTTTCGTATGCGGGTAGTGCAGATTTCCTTGGCATTGTCCATATAACTGGACAATTTTCTTTCTTTGCAGTCGATATAGTTAGTTTAAGAAGCATATTTGATACTCCTTGTCCCCGCTTTTCAGGAATGACATATAACCCCCTAGACCTATAAGTGTCTACATTAGTTTTAAACCCACTATTTACACCAATAATCTTATTGTCTTGTCTTACTGCCCAAAAAGTAGGTTTGTATTCCCATATTTTTTTTCTTTGTTTAGTAATAGAAACATTTTTAAAATTTCTCCACAAATTAAAATCAAAAGATAATGCACTTCTATCTTCTATTTTACTGCCTCGGTCAGGCCACAAACCCTCATTCCATAGATCGTATATATCCTCAAAGGTAGTTTCAAAGTATTCGTATGTCATATTACTATATATAACATGAACGAAAACAGAATTGGTATGGTATCAACCTCACGAAGCGGTTGCACAATATTCCGCAGAGATATTTGTAATGTATACGGAATGGCAGACTCCAATTCTTGGTTGAAGAAGAATGATTATAAACATATAGAACAAGCACCATTCTCAGATAAACCCCATATTCTTAAAATCTTAATTCACTATATCCCAGAGAGCGAACTTGGATTTATATTAAACGAAATGCCGAAGATATGGTTATACAGGGATGATGAAGTAAGACAGTTTTTAAGTCACGTTGCGAGATTGCACACAAAGATAAATCATGTGTATGAAAAAAGTGACCAACCAATCTTGGATGATAATTCTATAAGTGCAACACGAAACCAATTTGATATATTTATGTACAGAAAAAAATTGTTCTGGAAAGTGTGGAAGGCTTATGGATTTCTCAAGAATGAACCCCTGATAAAGTTTGAGGATTTTTTAGAAACCCCAACTGAGATTATTGAAAACTTACAGGAGTGGTATTGGAAACAGTTTAGATTTGGTGGACCATTTCAGATTCCAATGCCACACAAGATTCAAATGGACTATACAGAAAAGTTTGCAAACTACCAAGAAATACTGGAGTGGTTTGATGAGTGATTTTTGTATTGTGTGCGTAACCCGTTCTGGTTCGTATTACATAATGGAATATATGTGCAGAGTGTTTGGTCTTGCCGAAGGAAATGAATGGTTTGGTAGAAACAAACATATAGACCTCACAAAAAACTTTGAGCTCAAACAAAGGAGACTTGACATTGACTTCAATGTTAACGAGGATTTGCTTCGTGATCAGGATATCAAGGATCGTCTAAAACACTTAGAAAACTTTCCTGTTCCATATTGTATCAAGTCAATGCCGTTGCAATTTACTAACACAATGGAATCTACAAATCTTCCTATTGAAAAAAGAATATCAGTGGCACAGGAAATCCTAAATAACTTTGATTTGGTGTGGTTCAAAAATGAAAATAAGATATCTCATTTCTGTTATGAGTTAACCGCAATTCTTTGTAGTTCGAAAGGATATCCTAGAGACAGAGAATACTCTACATACAGTCCAGAGAAAAGAGTGACACCACCAGAAAATTCATTCACCGCATCATTAAAAGACTTTGATAGGTTTATGAAGCGTGAAGAGTTTACAGAGGCTGTAATGGAACCCTTTGTATCTCCTGTCGTAACCTATGATGACTTTACAGAAAATCAAGACCGAGAGATGCAAAGGATTGCCGACTATTACAATTTAGAAATGCAAGACGTATATAAAATACCTATCATACAAAACCCAGACTACACGAAAATATTTACAAACTACAGTGAGATTGAAAAATGGTTTACACAATATCAGATATGATGACCGGCCAGTGGTTAGAAGGAAAGGTTCTAACCCGTGATAATTACAATGATAAGTTTATAGGTCAACTTGCAGACCTGATGGCATCCGTTCATGGCATAGTCACACAGTCTCCTCGTATTCCCAAGATGCAGGGTATTGTTGATGGATTAGAACAGTGGGATAATTTTACTAAACAGGCTGTAGAAGAATACTACGGAATACGATCAGAGTTAAAACACACCGCATATCTTCACGGAGATATATGGGCAGAAAACGTGAT